CTGGTTCAATCAGACGCTCCAACGAGACAAGAAGTCTGGGATCACTCTCGACAATGTTCTTCCGGCCTGCACCCAACCGGCGGATACGTCCCGGCATTGGCTTTCCTTCTGCGATTTCTTTTATCCCCTTGGCAATGGCTTTTCGTGAAAGCCCACACGCCCGTCGGATTCTCGATACACCTCCGTATCCTAACGAGAGGGCTTCGCTGGCGGCCACAAGTCGCCGACTTCGTTCGTCAAGGAGTGGCCACATGTCGGATAATTTTCGTCGAAGTAACTTCTCATCATTTTCCATGCCGCCATAAGTATATCTCTATCTGCATCCAGTTGCTACCTTAATATATTGACGCCGCCTAAGCTAAAAATAGAGCTCCCGCGCAATGCCAAATCCTAGTAGAATAGAATAAAAGAGCGCATTTCGCAGTTAAGCTATCCGGAGCGCAACGGGTTCCTACGTTCCGATTGTTTCCACGGAGGCTTTATGCAGCGTTCATGTGCAGTGCTTTTTTGCTTCCTAATCTCCTGTGCTTCAGCATTTCCTCAGGATCAAGACCAGCTCTCACCCGGGAAATCCTTTATAAATGAACGCTTGTCTGTGGTTAGCAACGGACTGGCGGTTGCATTGTGTAACACTTTTGACGACAATATGTTCGCAGTGAAGAGGCCTGTGCTGACTATCCGTATTGAGAACAACGTGGCAACGTATAATCGTAATCCAACGGATGCTATGTTTAGCAGCTGCACTGGAACTGTGACGGAGCCACTTCGTGTGGGCGAAGTTGTCGAAGTTACCGATGTGAGCGAGCACGGCCATGAGCTTCGGTTGCGCATCCTGAGTGCACCCCATGCAATTCAGCGCGGCATCGGTGCCTATGAGCATACGGTTTATGAGGCAGGAGCTGCTGAGCTTCGTTTCAAACTGAATGATATGAAGGACGCACCAACTGCTGTGAGAGCTTGGCTGCAACGCACATCGCAATTGCCCGGCAACACAGCTAGTGGAGTACAGGTTCCCAAAATCAGCGAAGGCATGACCCCGGTGCAGGTAGAGTCCATGCTTGGCGCACCTGATTTGAAGTTCGATGCTAACGGCTTAACCATCTACAGATATAGCAAAATTGGAGTAGGCGTGACTTTTAAGGATGGAAGAGTCACCCAAATTAATGCCTCGGAGCTGTCGTCACAGCCTGTAGTTCCATCTCGGCCGCCCACCGCAGCGACAGCGAATCCGGTACTTCTTGAAGGGATAGAGGCGAATTCGAAAGCGACGGAGAGTTTGCCGCCGCCTCAAAGAGACATCCCGGCAGCAATTCTGAAGAAGGATGGTACTAATGAGAGGCTGAAATTCGGGGTAACCATGGGAAAGACAAACGAAACAGCCGCGAAATTGCTGGGAATGAAAGAACCGAAAGGGATGGTAGTTATCAGCGTTGTCGATCAAAGCGTCGCTTTTAAGGCGGGCATTCTCCAAGGCGATGCCATTTTGAAATTCGGAGATACTCCGATCAATGACCTTCAAGATGTAATTGTAGCTATTGCGGCCACGCCGCCCGGAAACACCGTTCTGGTAACAATCTGGCGCGCTGGTAAGGGCGAGCTGCTCATGAAAGCACAATTTTAGCCACCTCAGAGGAGCTACCCTACATCCCGCACGAAGAACGCGACTTCGGAGCGTTTGAACATAATGGCGAGCGCATTTTCTAGAAGATTGACTACTACGATTCCACGATGACCAAGGGCAGCGAAGGCCCGAGCGACCCGAAACAGACGGTCAGGGTTTTGACGATTATGCTTGCCTCTGAATACTAGCCCGACCCGGCCAGCCCGCACCGGGTAGCAGCACTAGCGCGGGCAAAGCCGAAAAGTCTTACAGTGCTATACTGGATAAAAACAAGGCAACAACAAGAGGGCGAGGTGAGAGTAATGTGTCACTTTTGCGGTTAAGCACGCCTGCATCGAAGGTATGATAAGGGGGAACCAATGGAAGTCACTAAGAGCTCTAGGCATTCAAAGATCACAGGAGACTTTGCTGAAGCGTTGGTACTATACTGGCTTTCGAAATATGGCTTCGAGTGTGCCAGAGTAGATCACACGGGCATCGACTTAATTGCGAGGAACCCTACCACAAACGAGATCATGGGAGTGTCCGTCAAGAGCCGGTCTCGCACCTCCCACACAGCAAACGATTCAATCACGATTCCCGCCGACAATTTCACGAAGGCGCAAAAGGCCAGCGACGCGTTCGGTTGTGTTCCGTACTTCGCCATTGTAGTCGATGCAAAAGAAACGATCCGGGTATTTATTACTTCAATGGCCCATTTTATGAAAGTTTTCCCTGTACGGCAGCACGCTGCCTATTGGAAGGTGTCTCGGCAATATCTCAATAAGCACCTCACCGACGACAAGATCATGGTATTTCAGTTTGAAGCCAAGACAATACGATGGTGGAAGACACCCACCACCTAACCACACATTCGAGAGGGACGCACGCAAACGCGGCCCGTACATATGCTAAGTTTTGCATCATTGCCTGAAGGGCCGTAAACACCAGGTATTGAATGTTGCAAATGGCTAGTGCAAAAATGCGGGGCATGAATACGGCTATTTTATTTCCGCCGCCGACCTGAAAGCCCTATGGGGTTGGTGCCGAATTTAATAAATCTGTGGGTAACTTTTCCTCGTCGCAACTTAGTCCATTTGGGATACCACCGTGTGTTCCCCATGTGCCTCCTCTACGTTTCTTGACACACGCACTATCAAACATCAACTCGGTGTCCCACGGCCAGCTACCCTGATATTTCCAAAGCAGTTCGTGAGTTTTGGCGTCGTAAAGATAGGCATAAGCACTGTTGCGCACAAGCAAGTTAAGGAGGCTTCTGATCGCTGAGGTAACCGGGTCTGGTCCTTCATAAGTACTGCAATTGACATATCCCCCGCCAAACGAACAGGTTGTTGTAGTTTGGTGCCCCTCGGAATCCTCGCACGTCACACCGCCGAGAATCGCACTATGGCAGTTAATCCAATAGCCCGTCGTGTTCTCTTTCGGCGTATAGTTTGGAGCGCCGGAAACGCCGGGAATCGGCTCTAAATCGAGAATTGCCGTGGCCTGACTTGCGTCGGCCTGCGGTGCTAGGCAGGTGCGCTTGAACAGATTTTTATTGGCCCACTGAACGGAATAGGGCTGGTTACCTGTAACAAAAACCTTTTGACATGGGATGAAGTTCCCCTTGTCCTTCTCTTTGGCGACCGTTGTCGTTGCAATGGAAACAAGCAGAAAAAGAACGAACAGCGAAGCAATGAGTTTCATATCACTCCTTCCACCCACACACGAGTGCGGTGAAGCTCGCATCCACAGATCGCACAATTCTCGGGCTGTAGGGTTACATTTTACCCCGCGCGGGTTATAGGCATTGCGACCCGGCAGTCGGTCTAAGCGCTCTTTGTCTCAGACTGATTTTGTGTTTCCATTTCTAGGGTTATGCGTTCTCCTTCTCGAATAATATATCCCGGATGCTTATTAACTGCGTTCTGCAATATTTGCTCAAGACTATCAATATGTCCACCCGTCGGAATGGCGCTCACCCAATCTTCTATCACGACGCAAGGTGAGGGACGCCCGAGATAGTAGCTGTGGACCAGCAAAATAATGTCCTTCGCTCCGTCTTTCGTCAATTTCGCGAGAATGCCAACCGTGATTTTTTGCATAATATGCCCCTCTCTTTTTCCCTACGTCAAATCCCGATCCTCTCGACTTCGCCCACGCTCACGTCATCGTTGCGCCGGTCGTAAAGGCCGGTTGTCTTCGCGTTCGAGTGTCCGGCCATGCGCTGCGCGACCTCAATCCACCCGCCGTTCGTGAGATAGTCCGTAATCCCTGTGGCTCGGAAGGTGTGGCAGCCTATCGGCGTTTTAATTCCGGCGTCAGAAGCACGGCGGCGCACCATGCGCCAGACATCCCCACGCAGCATTGGCCTGTCGGAGAGTTTCCCCGTCTTTCCGATAGCGGCGCGGAATAGTGGTCCTTTGCGATCATCCGCGATACCCGCCGCCTTGATGTAGGCGTCGAGATATTCTTCCAGCTTGTGATGGCATGGCATTTCATTGACCTTGCCGTTTTTCTCGCGGAGGCGCAGCCACCATCGTTTTTTCTGCGGAAAGTAATCCTCGACGTTAAGCGCGACGACGGCCCCGACGCGGGCAAAGGTGTATGTCATTACCCCAATAACGGCGCGGTCGCGTAGCCCTACCACGCTTAAAATATCCATGCCGCCGAGCAGTGCGCTTGCTTCTTCTGAGGACAGTACCGGCGTTATGCCCTTGCTGACGGAATATCGTGGCCCCCGGACGGAGTGCGCCGGATTTGACGGCACTACTTGCCCGGTAACCAGCCAGTCAAACATCATACGGATGCACGCCAGATGTTGCTTGACGGTCGGAGCCGACAATTGCGCCTGCGATTGTTCGATATAGGCCGCCACGTGCACCGGCAGCACTTCGGCAAGGCTGGCGATGCCCCGCCCCTCGCACCAGCGCAGGAAGGCCCTGGCAGCCCGGCCATAAGCGGCCCGCGTGTTTGGGTTGCGGATGTTGACGGTAAAGAACTCGACGAAGCGCCACGAGGCCTGCTCCCCTGCCCCGGCAATCAGCGCCGGAATCGCAGGCCCCCCCGTGTTTCCAATGACGGCCAGATCAGACATGGAAGGAGCCTATCAGCTTTCCTAAAATAGCGCAACATAACGTCCTTTATGTCCGACTAAAGCTGTCGTTTCGTCGTTTCCTCTGGCTTCCCCTGTCCCTTGAAGCTTCGCTCACTTTCATCTTTCCGCTTTGCGCGTGACCCGGAAAGACGGCAGGTCGACACCTGCGATGCCGGAATTTTAGTGCGCAGGAAGAATGCAAAAGGCTACTCAAAGAAATATGATCCCGTGCTCTTCATACACAGAAGACTGCTCCCCTTCACCTGTCATTGCCCGCCCTAGCGCCATAATGAGGGCGATTGCGCCATCGGTCATGTTGTTTCCCCTCTGGTGCTCGTCCTTCACCGGGAACACGTTGTCCTTGCGGTCGAAGTGGCCGATCACGTTGGACATCATCCAGGCGAGCACGGGGTCGCCGTTGTGGTGGATTCTCCCCGAATTGATCAGCGCTTCCAGCAGCTTGGTGGGCTCGTTGAAGTTCCTCACCGTGGCGCCGTAGTTGACCATCGGGAAGGATTCCTCCTGCATGCGGGTGCAGAACTGGTGGGCGGAATAGTCATCGTAAGCGACTTCGCGGATCCGGAAGCTCTTGTCCGCTTCGCGGAGCTCGTCCTCGAGCAGCCCGTAGTCGTTGACGTTGCCGGGATTCGTGGCGATCCATCCCTCGTCACGCCATCCCGGGAACTGCGCGTTAGGCGATTCCTCGACTTCGAAATCCGAAAGGTAGTGTCTGGCAAAGCAGTAGTAGTCCTCGTCGCGCTTGAACAGCTTCACCAGGCTGCAGAAGTCGTGCCGGGGCGCGAGGTCGATGCCGATCCAGCAGCATTCGCCGCGGAAATCCTCCTCATTGAGAGAGCGGTCGGCGCACCGGCTCCAGGCCTCCATGTTGAAAAGCGCCTGATCTGCGTTGACCCAGACCGAAAGCCGCTTGGTCTGGAAGTTCGCCTGGGCCGAGGTCATCTGCCGGGCTTTCTGGCATAGGCGTTCGAGGTCGTCGGGGAGGACGCTGACGCCGTAATTCGGGTTCGCTTTCGCCCATACGGCCGGGTCGGTCCAGTCGTCCCCGTCGTCAAGCGAGTAGACGACCCCGAAATAGGTGTCGTCCGGCGCCACGCCTTCGAGGATCTTGGTCAGATAGGTGCGCTGTTCGTAGCAGATGCCGGACCGGTCCGAGCCCGCCGTGGTGATGTTCCAGATCAGCGGCTGCGTCCGGGCGCCCGTGGCCGTCTCCAGCACGTCGTAGACCTTCCGGGTCCGGTGGGCGTGCAGCTCGTCCACGATCGCGCAATGGATGTTCAGGCCGTCCAGGCTGTTGCCCTCGGCCGAGAGCGCCTGAAAGCGGCTGGCCGTCTTGATCTGGCTGATCGCGAAGGCGCTTGTCGTCACGCCGAAATGGGTCTTGAGGCCGGGGCTCCGCTCTACCATGCTGTGCGCGTCCTTCCAGACGATCTTGGCCTGGTCTCTTGTGGTGGCCGCCGAGTAGACCTCGGATCCCTCCTCGCCGTCGGCGCAGGTGCAATAGATCCCCACACCGGCGGAAAATGTGGACTTCCCGTTCTTGCGCGGGACTTCGATATAGACGATGCGGAACCGCCGCAGCCCCGTTTCCCGGTGGACCCAGCCGAAGACAGTCGTGAGGATGAACACCTGCCACGGCTGCAGGATGATGCGCCCTCCGTCCCTCGCCCACTGGCCTTTGATGTGAGGCAGCTTCTCGATGAAGCGGCAGATCCGCGAGGCCTTATAGTCGTCGAAGCGGTAGGGGAATTCCGGGCCCGCGGACTTCTCCTTTTCCAGGTCTGCCAGCTGCCGGCGGCAGGCCCGGACGGTCCACTTGCAGGCCGGGATCTTTCCCGACACGACATCCTGGGCATACGTCTGCGCGATACCTGGGTAATCCCGCTGTTTTTCTTTCCTCACAGCAGGTCTTTCCATTCGTTATACGCATCGTCCTCGCCGGGCGCCGCCATGATGCGGCTGCGGGACGACGGCGTCATGCCGAACTCGGTCAGGAACGACTTCACCCGCTTCAGCGCCTGGTTGGCCAGCGTCACATAGGGGTTGAAAATCGGATAGCCGCTCGGCGACTTGACGAGCATCCCGGTTTTGCTGGCCTGCTCCGTGGCCTCCAGGTACTCCGCCCAGGACTGGCATAGGCCGATCAGCGCCAGGTCGTCGATCTCCGTCAGCACGCCGATGCGTTCGAGCTTCCGGCCGATCCTGAAGTATTCCTCCCGCGCCGTGCCTTTGAGGAAGTCCGGGCAGGGAGGCAGCTCCCTTTTCGGTTTCGGCTCGCCGGGATTCGCCCTGTCCTTCCGGAAGGTCCCCTGGACGACCTTCATCTGCGTGGGTTTAGGCTTTCTTCCGGCTGTCATCTGTTTTCACAAACCTGCCGTTTTCTTGTGGGCATTCCACACCAATCACGACAGGATTTGAAAAGAGGGGCAATCAAGCCCTTCCTCAATCGATTCAGGAGAAAAAAGATGAAAAGCAAAAAAGAACAGAAAGCAAAGCACGAGGCCAAAAACGGCAAAAAGGCAACCGCCGCTGCCCCGGCTGTGAAAGGCCAAAAGCAGGAAGCCAAACCGAAACGCACCATCAAGCAGGTAGTCATCGAGACACTCGCCGCGAAAAGCACTGCAACCAATGGGGAGATGATCGCCGCCGTCAAAGCGGAGTTTCCCAAGTCCGCCTTCAAGGACAGCCATGCCGCGTGGTACCGGTCGCAGGCTCGCAAGGGATTGCTGACGGGTTCGCCCATTACGATTCCGGCTATGGGACGGAAGCAATCCAAAACCGCCAATTGATATAGCCCAGTCCCGGAAGCGGCTTCCGGGGATGTCGAACAGGCGACGGAGGATTCACACATGAAGAAATTCAACAACAACCTGCTTCCGCGATACAGGATCATGCTGGTGAAGGAGCCCGAGGCCGTCTTCACCAGCTATCCGAGGTATGGAAACTCCCGCGAGCTTTTCGAGGCATTCCGCGAGGAATTCATAACACTCGACCGCGAGTTCTTTTTCATGATCACGCTGGACAGCAAAAACAGGACGATCGGCTACCATACGATCAGCATGGGAAGCCTCTCCTCCTCGGTCGTGCACCCAAGGGAAGTCTTCAAGCCCGCCATCCTGGAGAGTTCGGCTGCCGTCGTATTCCTGCATAACCATCCTTCCGGAGATCCGGCGCCATCGCGGGAAGACCGCGAATGCACCAACCGGCTGACAGCTGCGGCGAAGATCCTCGGGATCCGAGTGCTCGACCACA